CCTCGTAAGAGCGGGTGCAACAGCACTCAGAAGCGGAAGAGCCGCAACAGGACTCCTAGCATAGCCGCTCTATGAACGCGAATCAAGGGCTGATTTTGCGTACGTAAGAGGGCATGTGGGCGCGACAACAACAACAAAGACAACGACACTCGCGGGGGTAAGCGAGTGGGACGACATCGTCATTGACGGGGAGATCCCGTTTCTGGCTGGAGCAGGCAAGATATCCGGGCTGGTGCAACTGACGGCTCTGCTGCTGATTTCGCGGGCTTCAGACCTCTCGGGCTGGGCGCCTGTGACGGCTAAGTACCTGGCGGGAGCCGCGGGCGTCACGGTCGACTACGCCGAGGATGTTCTCATGGACGGCTGGGACCGAGGTCTCTGGGATCGCAAGGAAGATCCGGACGATCACCGCCGGTTACTCTACAGACTCACACCGGAGCGCTGGCCAGGGGCTCCTGACTATGTGAAGCCGGCCGGCAAAGGAGGCGCGCTATGAGCGCGGCAGCAACAGCGCGTGTGCGCGCTCCGCGGCGGAAGCCAGCGCCCGACCTCCAAGAGAAATGGCCGGCTCGATTCGTCGCCGTCCCGTATGGGCGCGCGTGGCTGATCGGGCAGGGCAAAGTTTCGGGGAGCGTCCAGTACGCGGTGATCGACATGATCATCGAAGCGACGTACTCGCTGCCACGCGATCCGGACGATCCCGCTCCTGAGTACGGCTACCTGACGGCCGAGATGGTCGCCCAGGTGACCGGCTGCACGGTCGGGTATGCCGAGCAAGTGCTGGCGGACGGCGCGGAGCGTGGGTTGTGGCATCGCATCCGCGATCCGAGGGACAAGCGCCGGTGGCTGTACAAGCTGACACCAGAGAACTGGGCGACGGCGAAGAAGTACGTCGCGAAGCCCGTGCTGGTCAAAGCCACTGCGGACCCGGACGAGGACGACGACGAGGACGGCATCACCGAGGGCGAGGCATCGGTGAATGCGCGAGACTCGGAAGCTGCGCTCCAGATCGTGAAGGCTCCGCCCATAGTGACGCCACCAGGCAAAGCGTCGCGTCCGATCCCGCTGTGTGACGAGGATCGGGAGGTTGTCTGCCAGAACGACCTCGGAGCCGCGGTTGCCGTGTGCGTGAAGCGGCAAGAGGGCGGCACGGTCTTCCTCTCCTTTGCTGCCGCTGACCTCGATTACCCACACGGCAGTGTGGGTATTGGCGAGCATGGCGCTTCGGCGGGTCCTTGCGGAATACCAACACGGCAGTGTGGGTATTCTTCAGGTCCGAGTGAATCAAATCAACAAGATACGCGTTTGGAGAAGTTGCGAAAAGAGCTGGGCCTATCGTTTCGCGACCTGTACCACAAGCCGTTCGACGAGCCGTTCGCGCTGCGGATACTCGCCATTCTCGGCTTCACGCCGATCGAGCAGTACGTGAGGCGGGTGGATGCCGAGGTGAAGAAGGGCCGACGCCCCAAAAGCGGGCTGTGGCTCAATTGGGCATCCGATGTCCGCACGGCATGGGACGATGAGCGCGCCGAACGGGAGCGCGGTGTGGCGCAAGACGCCGCGTACGTGCGCCGGGGTAGCGTGGCCGCAGTCGTGAGTCTGCTGCGCTGGTTGCGCGATCCGACGTGCGACGCGCAAGGGCGAGCCGAGGCCGAGGCATTGCTCGCGGACTATCCGCCCGATATTGTGGCGGACGCGCGCCAACAGGTTTAGCAAGTTTCACGCCGTGCGCCCTCACGGCCGTGAATGAAGCGAGGGGGTGTCGCCTCCCTCGCTGGCCCAAGGGGGGCTACCTCCATGCCCCCCGCCCTCTTTCCTTTGAGTTCGCGGGCGCCTATTCCCTGGGCGTCCGTGGTCGAGCCGCCGGCATCGCGGCAGAATGCGGGGGCAAATCAGGCGCGGCGGTCGGGTCCGACAACCGCCGCTGCGCTGTTTTCGAGGGGGTGTGAGATGAGCGCGGCAGCAATAGTGAAGGGTGTGAGGACGTGCAGGCTTTGCGGTTGCACGGACAGCAAGCCTTGCATGGATGAGTTCGGGTTGCCTTGTTCGTGGGCGCTGCCGGATCTGTGCAGCGCGTGTGTCCCGGAGTGGAATGCTCTCTGTGATCCGCTTATCACCTGGGACCACGAATGGCCTGCTGATGGTCCGATGATCGATCCGCTCGTGATTGAGGCGAGCGAGTGCCAAGCGCAGCGCTACATCGACGGGCTGCGGGCTTTGCGCGGAGGTGCGGCGTGAGGCCGCGGTATAAGGAGTGGCTGATGCTTGCCCTCCTCGGGATCGGGGTGTTGCTTCCGGCCGTCATTGGATTCTTCGTCGGATATGGCACGGCGAGGCTGGTGCTGCGATGACGCGCGAGGAGCACATTGCACGGCACGTGGCGCTGCACGCGGCGCTCGATGAACTGTTTGCCGACTTCCTGGTTTGCAATCCCGCGTGCATTCCGAGCACAACGAGGATAGGGGAGCTTATGCAGTGGTCATACGGGCAGACCGGGGATCCGTCGGAGGCATGTGTAGGGGTTCACCCGCGCCCCGTGTGTGCGCATTGCGGCAGCGCTATCGCCACTGGCGAGGCGCACCAGTGCGAGTCCCCGGAGAAGGAAGGCCGCTGATGGGGACGCCGAAGCTCACGCTCACGGTCGAGGCCGCGAGCGAGGCGAAGACGCCGATCCTCGCCGATGCGTACGCGGTGACCATGCTGGCGCTGCGGACGCTGGTGTGTCCGCAGGGTGCGGTGACGAGCCGATAAGGACGAATCGATGACGGACTTAACGCGAGCGCTCCACGAAGACCCCTCGGCGGTCGGATCCCGACCTGGCGCCGATCGTCAAGCCGCGATCGCTGGAGGAGTTCTGGGCGTTGCGCCCGTGCTGGATGTGCGGCAAGTACGGCTACTGCGGTCACCGCGAGCCGGAGATCGATCGAGCGCTGCTCGATAGCTGGACAGAAAGAAGGAACAAGTATGTCGATGACTGACTGCCCTGACTGCCAATATCCGAACGGGGCTATGTGCGGGGCTTGCCCGACGTGCGGCAGGTGCCATTCTTGCGGGTCCGTACACCCCGGACAGCCGTGCCCTTCGCTTGCTGGGGCGAGCCGAGCCGAAGGAGACGGCCGTATCCAGGGGCCGGAATCGAGGATCGAGCATCCGTGAGACTCGCCAGCGTTTACGTGATCCCGTGCCTCTGCGGCAATGACGTCGAGAGCCACGACGCGGCGTGCACGTGCCCCCACTGCGGGCGCGAACTGCGGCTCGCCGAGTGGGGTGGGAAGAGTTTGCCTGGCATCGCGGAAAGACGCGACGACGAACGCCGGCGTGCCCAGGCGTGACAGCGGGGAGAGACCCGCGCCAACCTCTTTCAGGCTTTCTCCAGATCTCCACGATGGAAACGCCATCTTCCTCCGGGTGCGTGTTTTCCCATATCGCGGACGGAGATGGCCCCGGTTTCACTCTCCGCGATCGTGAGCAGCCAGCGCTTGGTCAGTCCCGAGAACGAGGCCGCTTCGTCGAGGGTTAGCCACGGGCGTAAAGCTTGCGGGGTTGGCGGGGCTGGAAGTTGCACGACCTGCACGGCCTTCGGCGCTGGGGCTTTCACGACTTCCTTGGATGGATGCTCCCGCTCGTAGAGCGCTCGCTCGATGTCTCCGGCGTGGAGTAGAACGACCACCTGGTTCGACTCGGGATCCCTTTCACGCTTGGATTGGATCGTGCCCGCCTGTGCCATCGCGAGGATGGTCCGGGCACTTACGTCGAGACGCTTGGCGGCATCGCGCTTGTTAATCCATTCGACGCGCTGAAGGTGGGAAGAAGAGGCTGGCAAGGTGTGTGTTCTCCTGCCTTGCACGGTAACACACCTGCCTCAGATTGCACTACTCGTATTGCTCCTGGTGTCGACCTCGACCGCGCAGCCTGGCGCGAAGGCCTCCGGGTGCAACAGCGCCCAGCGGGCTACCTGCACGCGGTTCGAGAAGCCGCCGGCGGCGATCAACCGGGCGACGTGGCTCTTCACCGTGCTGATCGAAATACCGAGCGCGTAGGCGATCTCCTTGTTGAGACGGCCATAAGAGACGAGCCGGAGCACCTGCCGCTCGCGGCGGGTGAGCACTGCCAATTGCCGGGGAGTTGTGCGGCCTGGTCCGTCGTTCAAGGTGACGAGATGCATGGACGCCTGTCTCATTGTACGTAAAATCCTCCAAATGTCGAATAAATGAGCCGAAAGGATGATCGAAAACCGGCACTTTTTGGCGCTTACCGGTTCATCCGGCAGCGCGGGAGGCTGGTTACAGGCTATGGCGAGAGTACAGGCAATCAGGCAAACACCCGCGGAGATTGCGGCGCGGAGAGCCAAAATCGACGAATACGGCGAGATCAAACGGCGGCTCCAGTTGGTCGCGCCCGACGAGGCACGGGCAAAGCTGCTCAAACAGGAAATCGAGAGCTGGCACAAGGACGATCCGGCCGAACAAGCCATCGTGGAACGCGGATCTCTGTACGATGTGCAGCTTTCGCCCAGGCGCAACGAGCGGACTGTGACGGGTCAGAAAAAGGCCTTCACTCTTTTACGGAAAGCGCTCGGAATGGATGGCTTAATCGCCGCGATCCGTATCCCGCTCACGCTCATTGACAAAGTAATTCCGAAGATCGAGCAGTATGGGTTGGTCACCGAAGCGCGGACCGGGTACCGGGCGTTTACGGTGGTCCCGATCTCGGCGCCTATTCTGCCCAGCTCCGACCTGCCAAAGGCGGCGTAACCGCGATGGACTCCGATCTGATCTCGCGGCTGTACAAGCCGAACCCGGAGAAGTGCTGCGAGGCCTGTGTGTTCGGGCGCGGGGCACATGCAGCCTGGTGTCCCAAGGCTCCGCATCCTCCGATGGCGCGCCGGACGCGGCGCACGCGTAACGCGAAACCCTCTCATGCCCCGCAAAGCGAATCCTGAAAAAGAGAAGAAACGGCGCACGGTAGCCAAGGGTGTAGTTGCGGGGAAATCGACCAAGACCATCGCCCGCAAAGCGAAGTGCTCAGCGCGCCATGTCGAGCGCCTCGCCAAAGAGCCCGAGACGCAGTTCCTGATCACCGAAGCCCTGCGTCCGCAGCAGACGAGGCTCGCCAAGCTCGCCACAAAGGTGATTACAGCGGTGGACAAGGCGCTGACAGCGATGAAGACGGACAAGGTCGACCATACGTCCCGGCTGCGCGCCGTGGAGCGCTACGGCGAGCTGCTGGAGCTGGCGCAAGGGAAACCTCCCGCACAAGACAACCAGACGTCGGGAGAGAGCCGGCAGTTCACCTGGGAAGAGTTCGTGGTGATGTACCGCAGAGGAAAATCGAATGTCCAAGACGATACGAGTCACACGCCAACTGTGGGATGAATATGCGGAGCGCGCGAGACGCGAGAACCTGGTGCTCGAACACGCGAACCTGGTGGAGAAGATCGCGCGCCAGGTGCACCGCACCATGACGCACGTGGATCTCGAAGACCTACAGCAGTCGGGGTTCGTCGGACTGCTCGAAGCCGCGGCGAGATACCAGCCGTCGGCGGGAGTCTTCGAGCACTACGCGTACTTCCGGGTGCGGGGGGCGATGATTGACGCGCACAGGCGCTCCGCCTATCGGGACGATACTCTGTTTCTCAACTCCATCGACGAGATTCACCATCGGCTCGGATACGTTCCAGCGTATGTGACCACGGACAATGGACCTCTCCCGGACGAGGTGGCGGCGCGGCGCGAACAGGCGCAGTTGCTGGCCGACGCGGTAGCCGAGCTGTCGCCGGAGGAGCGTGTGGTGTTTTGCGGCGCGCTGGCGGGCACTCCTCTGGCGGAGACGGCGGCGGCGTGCGGACGATCCGTCGCGTGGGCACGGGCGAAGCTGGCGTCGGCTCGCGCACAGCTCGGGGCTCGGGTGATCATGTGGGGGCTGGGGCTGGATAAGATCGCATGACCTCCGACGATCTGTATCGCAGGTTCCAGGATCACGCTACCTTTTGCCGGGAGTCGCTGACGGTCGAGACCGAGGGGAGAGAACTGGTCCCGATGATCCTTGGGCCGGGACAAGTCCGGCTGGAGGAGGCGATTGCGAAGCAGCGCGGGCAGGACCGGCCAGTGCGCATCATCTACCTGAAGAGCCGGCGCATTCAGGCGACGACAGGCACCGCCGCGCGGTTCTTCCACGATACGGCGTTCCACGCCGGCGTACACACGGTCGTGCTGGCGCATGACGAGACGAGCGTCCAGAACATCTTCTCGATCTACGAGCGGTTCTACCAGAAATACAAGCCATTCAGCGTGGGAGAGCCGGTGTGGGTGCCGGATGGCACGGAAGGGCGCGGTCACGTTGTGGAGGCCATCAAGCTGCCTCCCGGACATCCGCTAAGCGATCGCATCTACTTCAAGCATGGCGGCGATCCGGAAAGCTCCTTCATCCAGATCCATACGGCCGGCAGCACGAATTTCGGGCGCTCGTTCCGGATCACCAACGTCCACTTCTCGGAGTTCCCGTACTATCCGAATCCCGGCGGCACGCTGGCGGCGGTGATGTCGGCGGTACCGAAGCTGCCGGGAACGACCGCGATCGTGGAGGGCACGGCCAAGACCATCGGCGACTACTTCCACAAGCTGTGGCAGGCGTCGATCGATCCGTCGGTCGAGAGCGAGTGGGTCGGGCTATTCATGGGCTGGTGGGAGCATCCCACGAACCGCATGCCCCTGACGATGCCGCCCGACCAGTTCCAGGAGTCGCTGTCCCGCGAGGAACGCGAGATGATGGCGCGGTTCCGGCTGACGCTGGAACAGCTCAACTGGCGGCGCTGGACGATCGTCAACGACTTCAACGGCGACATGCAGCACTTCCGGCGCGAGCATCCGGCTACGCCCGAAGACGCGTTCATGGCGTCATCGCGGAACCGGTTCTCCATCCCGCACATTCAGCGGATGCCGATTCAGCGCACGCCGATGGTGGGCGAGCTGGCGTGGGAAGACGTGGGAGTCGAGCAGCGGGTCGTATGTCTGCCGGGTGAGAACGGGGCTTTGCGGATCTACCGGATGCCCGAGCCGGGGCGATGCTACGCAGCCGGCGCCGATCCTTCGGGCGGCGCGGATGTGAATGGCGGCGACGGGGAACCGGATCCCGACTTCGCGGTCTGCCATATCTTCGACCGGGATAGCCACGAGCAATGCGCCGTGCTGCGAGCCCGTCTGATGCCGGGCGAGTTCGGGCGGTACGTCTACAAGCTGCTCCGGTTCTACAACAACGCGCAAGTCTGTCTGGAACGGAACGGCGCCGGTGTCGGGTCGCTCGAATCGCTGCTGAACTGCGGGTACCCGCCGGGACTGATTTACCACCGGCCGCTCACTCCCGATCAGGATCCGGCGGTCCGGAGTGACAAGATCGGCTGGAACACGGATGAGGTCAGCCGGCAGCAGCTTCTCTCGCTGTTGGACGACGCGATCCGCCAATCGGCGATCTTCGTCCACGATCCCATCACGCAACAGGAACTGCTCACCTTCGTGATCAATGCGCGAGGGAAGGCCGAGGCTCAGAAGGGTTGCCACGACGATACCGTGATGGCGCTCGCTCTGACCGTAGTCGTGATGGCCCGGATGGCGCGGCCACGGCCTCCGGCGGAGGGTACGCTGCGGCCCCGGGTGTCCAGGTATGGGCAAGCGGTCGAATCGGATAGCAGAGGAAGGATCACCCGTCTACGATGATTCAGATCAAGAAGAGCCGCAAAGGACTGCTGCATCAGAAGCTCGGTGTGGCGCAAGGGAAACCGATCCCCACGGGCAAGCTGGCCGAGGCGCTCGATAGCAAGTCCGCGAGTTTACGCCGCGAGGCGCAGTTCGCCGAGAACGCGAAACACTGGAAGCACTGACCGTGAAAAACGCGCTGCTGGCGCACTGCTGCGGAATCGCGGGGCTGCTCAGCCTTGCGTTCGCGGTCGGGATCGCCGCCACGGCATGGTGGCTCGCCCTCTCGCCCGTCGAATAACCTTGCGTGGATCAGAGCGACTTCCAACTGAAATGGCCGCAGGCCGAGATGGACCGGATCGCGAATCGGGTGCAGCAGGACTATCGGTCGGCACTGGCGGATCACAACCGCCGGATTAACCGGTGGCGCGAATACTACCGGAGATGGCGCGCGGTGGCCGACCTTCCGATGGAGGGCGAAGAGGCCGCGTCCAACGTCCCGGTGCCGTACATTCGCTGGAACATCCTCACCAAGTGGGCGAAAGAGATGGATTCGCTGTTCGGCGACGACGCCGAAATCGTCGCGGTGCCGGTGGGTCCGACTGACGCCAAACGCGACGCCAAGATCAGCAAGTACATGACCTGGCGCGTGTTCAACAGCATGAAGCTCACCAACCCGTTCTGCGAGTTTGTGCTGCGCAAACTGCTGTTTGGCCGGAGCGTCGCGTACTCGCCGTGGAAGCGCGACACGTTCGAGGTCGGTGGCCACGACATCGTCGACTACGAGGGGCCGGACTTCCATCCGCTCTGGCCCGACGACTTCGTCGTTCCGTGCGAGGAAGTCCGCAGCCTGCACGATTTCAGCTTCGTGATCCGGAAGTACCGGGTCACGCCCGATCAGCTTTTGCAGGGCGAAGAAGAGGGACGGTACCAGAACATCACGAAGAACTGGATGCAGATCCTCAATATGTCCCAGCACGGCATCCAGCGCGAAGCCGAAGGCGACGAGATCAAACGCGAAAAGGACGATGCCGAAGGGCTGATGTACCAACGCCCGATGTCCGCCGGCGAAAGCGTGCTGGTGCTCGAATGGTACGGGCGCTGGCGTCCGCTGAAGAAGGGCAAGAAAGACGCTGGCGAATGGGACTTCGATAAGCGCGAAATGCGGCAGCGCGAATTCGTGGTGCGGTACCTGTGGGATCTGCACCTGGTGATCGGGGTGCAGGATCTCGAAGCGCTCTATCCGACGAAGAAGAAACGCCGGCCGTTCGTCGAGAGTTCGATGCTGAAGGACGGAAGTTACTGGTCGCCCGGTATGGCGGAGATGCTGATCGACCTCGAAGACGAACTGCGGGTCAACCACAACCAGGCAACCGAGTCCGCGCAACTGGCGATGAATCCTCCGATCGGCTACCGTCCGGCGAGCGGCTTCAATCCCGATACGTTCAAGGTTGGACCAGGCACGTCGATCCCGCTCGACAATCCCGAAACGGACGTCGTCCAGCTCAAGATCGGCGCGAACATGGACATCGCGCAATGGAAGGAACAGTGCACCCTCGCCTACGGCGAGAAGCTCACGGGCATGGGCGATCTCCAGATGGGGCGGCAGAGCGACCGGCCGAACGCGCCGCGGACGGCGCAGCAGACGGTGTCATTGCTGGAAGAGGGGAACGTCCGGATCTCGCTCGATACCAAGGTCCTGCGCGAGGACATGAGCGAGGTCCTATCACATTTCTGGGACATGGAGTATATGTTCAGCCCCGAAGAGACGTTCTTCCGGGTGACCGAGGAGGACGCCGGCGGAGCTTTTGAAACGTCGAAGGGCGGCAGCATTCTGACGATTCAGGACCGGGATGGCCGCTACGATTTCAAGCTCCAATTCGCCAACTCGATTTACTCGCGCGAGGCTAATAAACAGCGCACACTCGCCCGCTATCAGCTCGATCTGCAGAACCCGCTGATCGTGCAGAATCCGCAGGCGCTCTGGGAGGTCACCCGCGAGGCGCACGACGCGTTGGGCGATCCGACGTTCGAGAGCCTGGTGCCGAGGCCTCCGGCTCCGGATGCGTCAGTCGATCCGAAGACTGAATGGGTGAACCTGCTGCACGGGGAAGACATCCACGTGAACCCGAAGGACGACGACCTGGTGCACATGACGCGGCACATGCAGGATCTGAAGACGGCGGAGGCGGACCCGAAGCACGCCGATCCCGAAGCGGTGAAGAAGCTCGTGATTCACTATCACGATCACATCCTCCAGTTGCAGCAGAAACGGATTCAGCAGGCGGTCATCGAACAGGCAGTGCAGGCTGCCGCGCAGATTGTGAAGGGCGCGGCTCCGGTGCAGATGCCGAACGGGCTCTTCGGGAACCCGCCCAGCCAGCCGCCGGGGAATCCGCAGGCTGCGGGTCCATTTATCTACTCTGGGCATCCGGAGGATTTGCATGACAGCTAAGCTCGATGGGGAGGATCCCGAAACGTTCCAGCAGCTCGTCTGGAATGAGCTCAGGGCCCGGGCAAGCCGAGCCATGACGGCATTTGTGCAATCAGTCGGGACCGAAGAATGCTACGCGATAGGGGCCCGGCTCACCACCCTGCAGCAAGCCGAGGATTTGCATGACAGCTAAACTCACGCCGGTGAACCGGGTCGATGCGCTCGACCGCGAGGCATTCCGGCAGATGCTCGAGAGCGAGGTGTTCGGCGCGGTCCAGGCGCGGATCGCCGCCGAACTGAAGCGGGCCGAAGAGGTCTGCGTGCGGTCGGATAGCGAGATCGAGATCCGGAGGGCGCAGGGAGCGGTGACAGCGCTGCGGGCGGCGCTGGGGACGCCGGCACGGATACTCGAGGAGATGCGCAGGGACGCGCAGTAAAAACTTCGACAGGTTTCGCGGGCGGAGTCGAAGTAGTTTGCATATGAAGCCATGCAGTCGTGCCCAGGGGGCCGCGGAATCTCCTGGGAGGGATATGCGGCACCTGGCGCTGCGCAATTGCCAGCGCTGTATGGGGCAGGGCACGGTGCGGGCTCACCGTGGCAGAGCGCCGCGGAAGTTATTCGCCACGCAGCCGGATCCGCCGCGGGTCAGGCCGTGCGACTGTGTATACCGCGCAGTGTTCCGCTGGTGCCTCAACAAGTATCGCGAGCTGCAAGTCCATGATGGCTGGTTCGCCCGGAAAGCGGACCTCGAGGTGGTCAACAGTTACCACCCGGCGGAACTCGAGCGCCGCGGAAGGCGGATAACGGGAGACCCGGCGGCGGCAGTGGATCCAACGAACTCCCGGAAACCGGCGATCGGTGCGGTGGTGCTCAAGGGCTTCAAGGCAGCGGAGTATCTGGCCGATTTTCATCTGACCGCGCAGCGCCTGCTCTCCGAACGCCCACGCGAATGGACGGTGTTTCGGCTGCACATGGTGGGCGGACAGGACTGGCGAGCCTGCACACGCCAGATGGGCATCGATCGCGGGACCTTCTTTCACTCGGTTTTCCGGGTAGAGGAGATTTTGGGCAAAGGGTTTCTGGAGCTTACGCCCTACAGCCTGGTGCCGAGCGAATACTTCAGCGGAAACTTCCACGTCGACCGCATGACCGCCGGGAAGATCCACGTGCTCGACAACCGGATGGAGGAAGCCGAGCGAGAGCTATCCAAGGATGGTTTCGTGCCGATGGCGTTCAA